TTCGCGCCTGGCTTGCCTCTCGGCGAGCGGTCGAGCAATGAGCCTAATTCAGGCTGGACTGATCGTCTTCGTGGCTCCATTTCTCGCTGCGCTACTGGCGGGGTTAGCAGTCCACGATCAAGGGCGGCTTTATGCGGCAATCGTCGTCTACCTGCTTGTTTCTGTGATTGCCGTGTCGGTAGCCTCGGAGCATTACCATGGCCGCATTCGCTCGGCCGGCGACTTGATTGCGTCTGCGCGTGACGGCGCCAAGGCTGCTGGCTGGATTGGTTTAGCCGTTGGTGGTGTTATCGCTGCGGCGTGGCTCGCCGCGCAAATGACGTAGCGCCAACGAAACACACAAGACCCGCGTCGGCGGGTTTTTTATTGCCCAAATTCCAGGCCCCGCCAATGAGCGGGGCTTTTTATTGCCCGCACAAAAGGATCGGCCATGACCGTTCAGACAAACACCAACGTCGCCAGCTTTAACGGTAACGGAGTTACGCAGATTTTCCCGATCGCGTTCAAGTTCAACAATGACACCGATCTGATTGTGCTGCTTGTTGATGACGCAACTGGCGCTGTCTCTCAGCTCACATTGAACTCTGACTACACCGTCAGCGGCGAGGGTGATGAAGAGGGCGGCCTGATCAATGTTGTCGTGGCGCCAGCGTTAGGCCAGCGGCTGAAGGTAACGCGTGTTGTCGATATTCTTCAGCTGACGGACCTTCGCAACCAGGGCAAGTTCTTCGCAGAAGTCCACGAAGACGCCTTCGACCTGCTGACCATGATTGCTCAGCAGCACGAGTCTGGCATCAATTCAGCCCTGCGGGTTGCAGATTCAGACCCTGAGCCGGCCCGGATACCGGCGGTCGCTCAGCGGGCCAATAAGATTCTATCTTTTGATGCTGATGGTAACCCGCAGGTCGTAGCTCCGGTTACCGATAGCTCGACTGAGCTAAGGATTGAACTCGCTGAAGACGACGGCGTTCTCTTGGTCGGCGGTGCAATGCGCCGTATCGCGAGCGTTGCCGTATTGCGCGCCACGCCCGGCGTGACAGATGGTGAGACCGCTTCACTGGCAGCACACTCCACCGCGACAGCGCCTCTAGGGGGTGGCCTTGTTGTATGGGATGCCGAGTCAACCGCCGCAGACGATAGCGGCTCAGTCTTCGCTGTCGCAGGTATTGCAGTCGGCCGCTGGGTTAGGCACGCCGATCACGCGCTTCGTCCTGATGACTTCGGTATTGTCCACGAGGAAGTCCCGACAACCGACCAGACCGCTCTGGTGCAAGCATTCCTAAATGCGGCGTCAGGTCGCTCCCTGTGCGTTTCGAGAGCGATGAAGGTTGGTGTTGCAAACACGCTCTCGGTGCCTTCCGATGTGCGCCTCTATGCGCCTGGCCTTGAACTGTTCACGCTCTCATCGTTTACCGGAGACACAGGATTTCGTGTGCTGCTGAAGCACGAAAACGTCAGTGACATCACCGTGTTCGGGCTCCGTATCAACGGGAATCAGGTCACGTTCGGCGGGCTTTATCCGGTAGTTGGCGGCGACATTCCGCGTGGCGTTGCGATCATGGGCGGCTGCGAGCGGATCGAGTACAAGCGCTGCGTTGCGGTTGATGTTGTCGGAAATGCCTTCATTCACCTCAGCGGCGGCTTCTACGCTCGCTCTCGTAACGTGCGTTTTACCGAATGCGTAGCGAATAACTGCGGCCTTGGTTTTGGTCAGGAGACGAAGCAGGGTTCGCCGGTTGCTGACGCGGCCGGGCCAGGTATGACCGTCTACGATAATTGCCGAGCCATTCTCTGCAACTACGGTCTGTACATTGCTGGCGGCGAGTTCAGGATTGAGGGCGGCTATTATCATTCCAAGCGCTTGTCTGCCCTTACTCTTTATACGGGGGATGCGCACGCCCCGTTGATCGGCACAGCAAATAAGCCAAAATTTGAGATGACACCGGAGGCAGGGACGAACGCCTTGGCAGTTATTCACTGCATCAACAAGCAGACAATTGCACCAGATTACCAGAAGCAACAGTTTGCCAAGGTCACAATGATCGAGCCGGAGTTTGTGTGCAATCACTCCGGGATAAATATTGATCTAGAGGAAGGTTTCAATCTCCACATGATCTCCCCGGTTATAACTGGCGGGGCATCGTGTCTGCGAACCAAAAAATCGACTCTCGCGGGTGGTCCATACCGTAGAGGTTTAGTGATCCTTGATGGTCCCGAACTGATTGGGTTCAGCACTGACGGGGTAAGGGCTGACATCCCTGTTACCTTGAACTCGCCTGCGTTCAAATCTCCCTTAAATACGAACTCATCCGGAGTGATACTGTTGGCTGGCGGCGATGTGACCATGACAGCCCCGGTGTTCGGAGCTATCGACGACGTCAACACATTGCTTAATGGAGTCCTGACCTCCGTTAGCGGGACGAAGCTGACGTGTTCAGATGCGCAGGCGGTAAAAGTTACGAACCTCTTCAACGTGTCGGCTGCAAACGCGACTAACTGGATCGCAGAACGAAGCTCTCCAGCAAACTCGCTTGATCGTAAAGCGTGGCGTTCGGCGTCGACCATCCCGGCAGGCGGCACATGGGCGCAGGGCGACATCGTCTGGAACTCAGCTCCGGTGTCTGGCGCTTCCATAGGCTGGATCTGCGTTGCTGGCGGCACGCCTGGTACGTGGAAGTCTATGGGTTCGGTTGCGGCCTAAATTAACAGCCCCGCCAGTCGGGGCTTTTTTACGCCTGGAGCAAACATGCGTACATCAGAGAACGGCCTGGCGCTGATCCGCCAGGCTGAAGGGCTACGCCTGCGCGCGTACAAATGCCCGGCCGGCGTCTGGACGATCGGCTATGGCACAACTGCCGGCGTGAAAGAGGGGCAGGTCATCACCAAGGAGCGAGCCGAGGAACTGCTGCGCGACGACGTGAAGCGGTTCGAGGATCAGGTTCTGCGCCTGGTCAAGGTGCCGCTGACGCAAGGCCAGCTCGACGCCTTGGTCTCGTTCACCTACAACCTTGGCGCCGCCAACCTCGGCAATTCGACGCTGCTGCGCTTGCTGAATGCGGGCGACTACAAGGGCGCCGCTGCTCAGTTCGATCGCTGGACAAAGGCGGGCGGCAAGGCGCTTCCGGGGCTGGTCAAGCGCCGGGCTGCCGAGCGCGCGTTGTTCGAGGGCAAGTCATGATCGATCAAGCCCGACTCATCGCCTACGCCGTTGTCGCGGCCGTCTCTCTTGCGACTGGCTGGCAGGTCCATGCGTGGAAGGTGGGTTACGACCTCAGCCGCGACCAGAAAGCGCAGGAGGCTGCCGCCGAGCTCGTGCGCGAGGTCTCCGGCAAAACGCTTGAGGCTATTGCAGGCATCCGCGTCGAAAACAAGACCATCTACCAGCAAGGCCGCACGGAGGTGCTGCGTGAAACGATCTATCGCGATTGCGTGCTGCCTGATGCTGGCCGCGTGCTCCTCGAGTCAGCCCGCAAGAATTGACGCCGGCCTGCTGCAGCTGTGCCCGCCCATCCCTCCTGTGCCGGAGAAGGTCGACATGGGCGAGCTGTTGCTGATGGATATCGAGCTGGCCGGCATGTACAAGGAGTGCGCTGCCGGCAAGGCTGGATTGGTTGAAGCGCTGAAGGGGAGTTGAGATTGCCCGGACGGGCTGAGAATGGCCGAGGAATCTCGTACCACTTTTTGTACCAATCGAGTCGCGGAACGGGTGTTTTCGGGTGGATTCGGAGGGAGTGGCAAAAAGGCAGGTCCAGCAAGAATCACTCCTTCACACCCTTCGACACCCTGCATTACTATACCGCGAAGTCCAAAAGAAACGCTGTGCGCTTACTGCTGCGCGGGCTCAATCGCTTTGCTTTGGCTTGCCGTACCAATTTCGTACCGATTCGGCGTTTTCAGCTTGTCCAGTTCGGCCCAGTCGGCGCTCGAGTTGATCCATTTCGCGTAGTGCTTGAGCAGCGTCTGGATGCTGTTGCCGAGCTGCTGCGCGATGAAGGCCGGCGCCATCCCAGCGGACAGGCAGACGGTCGCATAGGTGTGCCGGGTATCGTACTGCCGGCGCGGACGAATGCCCAGCCGCTTCATGCTCTGCTTGAGATGATAGGCGGTGCTCACGACGTTGGTGATGTGCCCATCCTTGCCGCTGGTGGGTGCGAAGACGAACTCGCCATCTCCGGTGAGCTGCTGCATTTCCCTCAGCGCCTCGACGGCATGATCGACCAGCAGCACCTTGCGCACGCGCTTGGTCTTGGTGTTCTCGCGCACCTCGCCCTTTTCCAGGGTGGCGCGCACGCGTATCGATCGACCTGGCAGGTCAACGTCAGCCCAGCGCAGTGACAGCTGCTCGCCAGTCCGCATGCCGGTGTAGAAGGCCAGCTTGAAGAACGACGCATAGGTCAGCCTGGCGCCGGTCTGGTGCGCGTAGAGATCGGCCAGGATCGCGTCACGCTAGGCAGGAGTGAACGGGTCGATGTCTCGCTCAGGAGCTCGAGCCCGCTCAACCGATCGCATCGGGTTCTCCGCAATGATGCCGTCCAGCACCGCGGCGGCGAAGATGGCCTTGGCCGCCTGGACCGCAGCGTTGCGGTCGGTGATGGAGTTCCAGCCCTGCCGGCTCATCAGCGCGCGCACGTCTGACGGGTAGATCTCGTCCAGTCTCCGGTCCGCCCAATGCGGCATCCAGTACTTGTTGAGCACGCGAAGGTAGTTGCGCCGGGTGTGGAAGCCGATGTGCTTGCTGTCGAGCCAGGTCTGCGTGAAGTTGCCGAAGGTCGGCGTGATGCGGGCGAGGGTGTAGCGGGAGTTCGGGAACAGCTCGGCATACTTGTCGTCCGTGAGCATGCCGAGCTTGATCAGCTGGGTTACCTGAGCACGTAAACCTGCTGCTGCTGCAAATCCCTTGGGCGTCTGAGGATAGGGGAGCGTTTCGCAGCGTCGCTCTTTCTTCCATGTGAATCGGATGCGGACTGAGCTTCCGGCGATTTCGACGCCTTGGGGGAGGCCCACTGCTTTTCTGCCCATTCGTTGTACCTCTCCAGGCTGTACATGATACAGCCGTCAACCTTCTCCCATACGCCATGGGGCAACACCCCGCGCTGGCGCTTCCTTTCCAGGGCCTTCGGCGTCGTGCCGATCAGTTCGGCCAACTTCCTCTCGTACACCTTGTCGACCGGCAGGCCTTCGATTGGCTGCGGTTTCTCTCGTGCGCCCATCTCTCACCCCCTCACCGTTACGCCGGCTGCTTTGATGGCGGTGCGGCAGTGTTTGACCGCTACGCCATACCCGCTGTCGAATTCTTCGCTCGTGCTCGGGCAAGCCATCATCGATTCTCGATCCGGAAGCTCGATCACCACGCCCTCGCGCCCCTTCTGGTAGAACGCCACCGCCACGTTGCGGAACTGCAGCTTCAAATCCTCGAACTGCTCGCGGTGAGGCTGCTGCTGCCACCACGCCTCGAACTCCGCTATCGCCTTGTCTGTGTGCATGTCTATCTCCTGCTGCGTGTGGGATTATGCGGCGCGCTCTGCCTTGTCCAGCGCTGCGATTCGCTTGTTGATTCGCTCCAGGCGTTTGGCGATGTCGGCCTGCTGCTCTTCGATCTTCTTGCGGCCTGCTGCTATCGCTGCCGCTTTGGTTTGGTACAGGCTGTGCTCAATGTGGTAGATCTTTCCATTCGCCGTCTCGTCGTAATACAAGCCGTAGTTGCTTACCAGTTCGACCTCAGCCGGCTTGAAAGAAGGCATCAGTACCCATGCTTTGTACGGGTAGGTTCTTTCTGACATGCAGAATCTCCTCCCCGCCGACTCTCGCCGGCAGGCTGTGTGTTTTGGTGGGGTTAGGGGGTGATCTCGGCCAGTAGCTCGGCGGCCAATCCAACCGGCCACCAGTAAAGCGGCCGCTGGTACTGCGGGTTTTTTGTTTCGCGCAGGACGAGCCCTTTACGCTCAAGAGCTTTGAAGGTTGCAAGCACGGAGCCGGCTTTCATGCCGACGCGGTTGCCGATCTGCCAAGTTAGGCCACCCATACCGAAGGTGCAGGCCTGATCTCCCCGACTCAGGCTTTCGAGATCAGAGCTATGCAGGTGTGGCTCTCTATCCTTCCAGCGGAGCGCGTTCTCACGACCAACCTTGCGAAGCTCGTTCAATACCATGTGCTGATTATCGGTAAGTTCCATTCACGCCTCCTTCGCAACCATGGCGGCATCTCGATACACGTCAACGCGCTCTGCAACTTTCTCTGCATATCCGCCGTGGCAGTTCACGATAGAAACGAGCGTTTCGGCTTCATGCACTCCAGACGAGACCCACCGATACCGCTCCGCATCCGGCCGCAGCGATTCGACCTCGGCGCGGAGCTGGTCTGTCTCAGCTTTAAGCTCTCGATACAGGTCAACATGAGCATTGCATTGATGGATGAATTTGAGCGCGCGAAGCTCAGTTTCTCCTAACTCCTCCGCCAGCCTATCCCGCTCGGCGGTCACGGCTGACAGGGCGGCGAGGTGGTCGGACTGGCGCACCATAGGCATGCTGTACGTCTCATCTGCCGAATACAGAGGGAATACCGGAATTTCCGAAACGGCGTCTTCACTCCAGAACGGCGTTCCATCTTGGAATGCGCGCACATAGCAGACCACCGGCACAGCCCCTTCCGCCTCTGCGGGCCGGGCTGCGAGGATGGCGCGTATCTCAACCTCTTCTGGCTCAAGGCGCTCGACCCCGCTTGTCGGGTCGGTACCGTGGTTCGGAATGTATTCCAGTACTCGCTCCAGCAGCTCCCGATCAACCAATACCTTGCTCATTCCACTGCCTCCAGTGCCTTAGCCGGGTAAATCTGCACGCTGCCGGCGTGGGCCTCGCTCTCTACGGCGTAGCCTTCCGGGGTCAGTGCGGTGGAGTAGGTGCCGCAGATACGGCCTTGCCACTCGCTGCCGGAGGTCTTGCGCACGCGCTGGTGCATGGAGAACTTGCCGCTCTGCGCGATGGAGGTGGCGTACTCGCTGTGCATCCTGCGTAAGCCATCCCACTGAGCGTCACTGTCCGGCCTCCAGCCTGCAGCGAGAATGCGGTCGCCCATTGCCTCGTAAGAGCTGAGCCAGTCCGGCGCCGGGGCTTGCTCTGCTGCCGCCTGCCCATCCCGGAACCCCTGCGCTGCGGCTGTGGCCATGTCGACGGCGGTGTAGGTGTCGGTGGGCTCGGCCTGTTTGGCGAACATGCAGCTTTCTGGCTGCACGCCTTCGCAGTTTTTGCACGAATGTTCGAGGGCGGCGTCGATCAGTGCGCGCAGCTCGGTTTTGTTCGACGGGACGTAATAGAGAGCCGCCTCAAGCAACCCGCGCAGCTTCTCGTTCTCCGCCTTCGCAGCCCCAAGCTCAGCGCCGAGGTTCCTCATTTCCTTCAAGTCATGCTTGGTCATACTCGACTCCATAGCTCAGCGTTGTTCAGTTCCGCCTCAGTGGC